AAAACAATCTTGGCGATTCACTTGGCAGTCTTCGTCCTGGCACTACTCGTATTCTTGGGCCTGCCGTCTTCCGCAAGCGCAGAGAGATAGAACGCGAGATGCTAAAGGCTTCAATGGACGCCATTCGGCTCGTACAGAGAGAACTTGACTAATGGCACTTGCAATTCCAATTATCACAGAATTTGACGGCAAAGGAATCAAATCCGCCCTTAACGAATTCAAGAATCTAGAGTCCGGTACAGACAAAGTTGGCTTCGCAGCAAAGAAAGCAGGAGAAGTTGCCGTTGTTGCGTTCGCAGCGTTAGCAGTTGGCGCAGCAGCTGCGGGAGCGGTTCTATTCAAAGCAGCGCAAGCAGCAGCAGCAGATCAGGCAGCACAGGTTGAACTTGCCAACGCAATCAAGGCAAGCACAACAGCATCTGACCTGCAAATTAAAGGTCTGGAAGAATTTATAGACAAGACTCAACGCGCAACAGGTGTTGCCGACGACAATCTTCGTCCGGCACTTGGTCGTCTTGTCAGGGCAACAGGTGACGTCACGAAAGCGCAAGACCTGCTGAACCTCAGCCTCGACCTCTCCGCAAGCACAGGCAAATCCGTTGAGGCAACAGCAAATGCGCTCGCAAAAGCCCAGGAAGGTTCTTTCGGTGCGCTAGCAAAACTTGGCGTCGGCTATGACGCTGCAACCTTAAAAGCAGCAGGATTCGAAAAAGTCCAAGGAATGCTCGAGGATCGTTTCGGCGGTTCCGCAGCTGAGAAAGCAGCAACCTATGAAGGCGTCGTTGCTCGCCTCAAAATCACCCTCGGAGAACTCCAGGAGTCAATCGGCTACAAGGTGCTTCCCATCTTGACAAAACTTGGAGACTCAGCAGTTCGCATCGCTGAAGCGTTCGGTCTTAAGGGCGCAGCAGGAGGCGTCAACCAACTTGGAAAAGAAATCACGACACTAGGCACAGACGCCGACGGCATGATTAACACTTTCGGCAAAATCTACAACTCAATTGCTGGATTGGTAAACGGAATCATGAATGCACTTGCCATTCCGCTATCCGTAATTAACTTCTTGCGCACAGGCGACTTAGGAAATTACAAAGTAAAAGGTCTTCCAACTTTTGATCAGTTAACGGCACAAAACCCAATGTCAAATCGTCCCGTCTCGACGCAACAAGCCGAAGCAATGTTTGCCGGATCAACTATTTCTGGCGCAGCAGGCGGAGCGCCTGCAACTATCCCACCAGTACCACCCAAAGCATCTAAGGCTCCACCGTCAATCTTTGACAACACGTCAGGCAACGCAGGCGGATTTGAGCAGGCAGGCATCGGCGGTATTGGCCCATTTGAAAACATCACAATCAACCTCGATGCCTCAAGTTCCCTCATCTCGTCTCCCGCAACAATCGGTCAAGACATCATCGACGCCATCCTTGCAGCGCAACGCAACTCAGGACAAGTGTTCGCACCGGCGGTCACTTTCTAATGACCGTCCCCACATATCAAGTCCTCGTCGGATTCCAGACGACCACAGGATTCGGTCAACCGTTCCAACTTAACGACGCCGTTTACGGTCTACTCAACACAGGCACCCTCGGCGGTTTGGCATACGCAGACCTGACCTCGCTCGTTCTGTCGGTCAATATCAAGCGCGGACGCAACCGCCAACTTGACCAATTCAACGCAGGAACCGCACAGGTCGTATTCAACAACAACTCCCGCATCCTTGACCCACTCAACACCGCCTCGATCTACTACCCGTTCGTATTGCCTCGCTCGCCCATCATCATCTACGCCAACGGCACCCCCATCTACACAGGCTTTGTTGAGGATTGGGACTTGGATTATCAGAACGCCAACCAGGGCAGAATGTTTGCTCGATGCGTCGACACTTTCGGAACTTTGGCAAATCAGCAACTAAACGCTTTTACCCCGTCGGCACAGACTTCAGGATTGCGCGTAGACGCCGTTCTAGACCGTCCAGAGATTGCGTACCAGGGCGCAAGGTCTATTGGTACAGGAACCTCGACTCTTGGGGCTTACGCGGTCTCTCAGGACACAAACGTCCTCAACTATCTTCAGCAGGTCAACACCTCCGAGCAGGGCTACCTGTATACCTCAGCCGACGGAACCCTTACCTTCAAGGGTAGGTCGAGCGTTCTTAACCCCGTCTCGGGAGCGTCGTTCACAACTAACGGCACAGGCATTCCATACATGAGCCTGGTCAACCAGTACGGATCAGAGTTGCTTTACAACTACATCGTGACGCAGTCACCCGCAGGAGCAGCGCAGACGAACTCTGACTCGACGTCAATCTCTCTGTACCAAGCGCAGAACTACAACCTCCTCAACTTGCTGAACTCCACGACCTCAGAAGTCAACGGTCTTGGCGCGTACCTTCTCGGCAAATACCGCAACCCCGTTGTTCGATTTACAGGCGTTTCTTGCGAACTTGCAGCACTCACAGCTGCGCAATGGGCAACCATCTTCGCCATTGACTTGACGTCAATCGTGACAGTCCAAAAGGACTACAACACCGGAACCCCGCTCACAGAATCGCAGACCCTGATCACTTCAGGAATTGAACACCGAATTGTCCCAGGGTCTCACATTGTTTCGTACACTTTTGAGAGTACGGACGGCAACCAATACCTCACATTGAACGACGCAATCTTCGGAACGCTCGACAACAACCTTCTAAGTTTCTAAAAGGAGACAACATCATGGCAACATTCGGAACATATGTATCGGGTCAGATTCTGACCGCTGCGGAATTAAATGCGGGGTTACCGTTGTGCGTCCTTGAAAACGCAGCCGTCACTTTGACAAACGGAGTGAACACTTACATTCCATTTACCACTGAGATTGTGGATGCACTTGGTTGGCACAGCAACGCAACAAACACTTCGCGCATCACCCCAAACATTGCAGGCACATACCTTGTGACTTTGGTAATAAATAACGTGTCAGGAACAACTCGCGCATTGACGGGATTATCAAAAAACGGTTCGGCCACAAACGTCCCAATCTTTATGGATACACCCGGAACCATTGACGACTTTACCGTAACTGGTTATGTGACAGCCAACGGCACGACCGATTATTTTGAGCAACAAGCCCTTGTAACTGGTGCAACTTTGACAACAGTAAAAGCGCAATTCTCAATGCAAAGAATTGCAACATGACCATTGCAAACCCTCCAAAAGCCCTGATTTTATTGGTGTTTTTAGCATTGCTCACCGCTTGCGCAGACCGTGAACGCCTCAACTGCCCACCAACAAAAAACAAAGCCCTACGCGGCGTAACCGAAACAATCTCAACAACAATTGCACCCGCTTATGGCGACGGAGGGAAATGCACATGAAACCACAAAACAGAATGAGCAACGAAGAAATCAAAGCACGACTTATCTTTGTCGTAGCCATCGGCTTGACGCTCGCCTTCGTTCTGTCAATCATCTCACTTCTCTACGGCTTACTGTTTGTAACTCAACCGCTTGAAGTCTCACCTAACGACGATGCAGCCTGGTCAGTCTTGTCGCCAATGCTTGCGACGTTAACTGGCGGGCTTCTCGGGGTGCTTGCTGGTAACGGGTTGAAGAATGGCCCGAAGGAACCGCCTGCACCATGACCGCTCGCAAATATCCCTTCTACCCTTCGTGGGATGGCAAAGCCACCTCACCAATCACAAAGAAATTCTTTGATCTATGTCAACGGCGTTGGGCATTTACGAATCTAGGAATGTACGTCAACCGCCCGATGCGCGGTTCTAAAAACCTCAGCGTCCATGCGACAGGCTTCGCAGTCGATATGGGTTATCCCGCAACTCGAGCAGGACGCGCAGTTGCTAAAGAAGCATGGGACTGGCTGATTGAGCATTCCGAGGAATTGCTGTTATGTGAACTGCATGACTATTCGTACCGCAACCCTGCACAACCCGAATCAGACAAAACCGCATGGGGTAGGGGCTATCGCTGCAGTCGTGGCCCAGGGCAAAAAGGGGTCAAATTGTTTACTTCAAAAGACAATGCCGGAACCCCAGGCGGTGTCTGGCTCCATGCCGAAATCTCCAACGAATGGGAAAGCCCAGAAGCATTCGAAGCAGCATGGAGAGCCTTGCCGAAACCATAAATCGCCCGAAGAAATCACCCTCTTCGCGCTAGACCTCGGGACTAACTGTGTTTCCCTCATTGGTTCCGAGGTCGAATCCGCCACCCAGACGCTTGCTTGTGTTACAACATCCAGACACGAACAGCGAAGGGAAACCGCTATGACCGATACACAATTCATTTACAGTTTCATAATAGGTTGGGTCTCATGTTGGCTCTGGCTCAAGATGATGGCTAACCGATGATGCTTCCAACGTGGGGCTATATGCCGTTATGGTCTAAAGACAAACTAACCCTCGTCCAAATCTTCACGGATTCGGCAACAGAAGAGATCGTCAAAGTCACAGTCGCCAAAAGGGCGGCTCCCTGGATGATGTTCGCTTCGATTACAGAAGTTGAAAAGGTTGATTAAGAGAATCATGGCAATTGCCCTCATCACCGCAATATCCACCGCCTCACCCGCAAGCGCAGCTGCGCAACGCGACACCTTCGACAAGTACAACGGCGTCCTGCCGGATCAATATTACGACGGTCTTGCTCGTTGTGAAACTGGCGGAAACTGGCAACACTCGACGCGCTCATATACGGGCGGTCTTGGCATTTACCGAGGCACCTGGCAACGCTGGTCAGACTCCTCGAGCGCTAAAGGCAAGACCCCTGCGCAACAAGTCAAGGTCGCAGACGCAATCGCATTCAAAAGCCACATCAACCCTGACGGCACGAAAGTTTGGCGCGTCGGGCCTTGGGGATGGGGATGCCTTAAAGGGCAGAAATCGTTACAGGCATACATATGCAAGTCACGACACAAGGATGTTGCAAGATGGAAGCGCGGATGCGCTACTGTCCGTAAACACAACTAAACACAGATGAGGGAAACATCATGGAATTAACAACCGACGAAATCATTGCGCGACTGATGAATCTGTCAGTCAAACTCGACGCAGAGATGCGCTTTGAAGAAGGTGCAACGGTCAGTCAGGCAATCGCCTTGATTATGACAATGCGCAACTCGGCAGAACGCCTACGCCATCCAAGCATGAGCAACAACAACGACGAACTAAAAGCAGTCATTGAATGGATTGTCGAGAACCCGTCATGAGCATTGAGGACTACGAACCAGTTGCCAGTCGCCTTGCTCGGTTCTGGGAGAAGCACCCCGAAGGACGAGTCATCACAAAACTCATCACCATTGAGGGAGACCGCGTCGTTGTCCAGGCCGACATCTATGTTGACAGAGAAGATGACCGCCCCATTGCAACCGACTTTGCCGAAGAAATCAGGGGGTCTAACAATGTCAACAAAACTTCGCACGTCGAGAACGCATGTACCTCGGCCATTGGACGCGCCCTTGCTGACTGTGACTTTGCCTCAAGCACCGACTGGACGAAACGCCCCTCGAGGGAGGAAATGTCAAAGGTTGAGCGAATGTCGGGAGACACCCGCATCACCGAACCGTCGAACCTTGCGTCAGAGAAGCAGCAGAACATGATCCGCGCGGTCTGTAAGTCAATGGGCAAAGTTCCACCGGCAAACCTTCAAGGCATGACGAAGCGCGAAGCGTCTGCATACATTGACACTCTCAAGAGCGCACCTGCACCGCAAGAAGAACCCGAAGAAGCATTCTGATGGTTGAGTTCCTGACTCTGATCATCATGTGCGTCAGTCTCTTCATGTGCGGATTCCTTCTGGGAAAAGACACCCGATGACCGTCTCCGAAAAGATATTCCAAGACCAAGTCATCAAGTTGGCACGAATGCAGCAGTGGCTTGTCTTCCATGCGTCGCCCTCATCACCCCGTCCAGGGGTATGGCGGTCAGACGGCAACGGATTCCCCGACCTCGTCCTCGTCTCAACATCCATCCCATCTCGAGGAGTCATCTTCTGCGAATTAAAAGCAGCCGAAGGCAAACTGTCAGCCGAACAAGAAAAGTACGCACGATGCCTCGTCAATGCAGGAATCGAGTATCACCTGTGGCGTCCTCGTGACCTTGACGCAATAGCAGCTCGACTTGGCAGGCAGGCAAAGATTCAATGAGAACACCTGTCCGCGTCATCCTGTCCGATGCTGATATGCAGATAGCAGCGCATGGCGGAGTCAACCGTCGCCTCCTAGCAATCAAGCGAGCAGACAGACCCAACCAACCAGGGCGCAAATACCACGAACAAAACTGGTTCCAGACAGACGTGTTCGGTGCCATAGGTGAATACGCCGTTGCGAAACTGCTTGGCGCGGAATGGCATTGGGAACAAGAAGCAAACGGATTCGACGTACTCCAGTATCAAGTCCGGTCAACTGAGAACCCAGACACCACCATCAAAG